GTCGGGGCAGCAGGTGCTCAAGTCCGGGGGCTATCGTTCCCCGACTAGCACGGATGCTGCGATCGTAGCGCGTGATTACAACGATGTGCGGCGTTGTTATATCATGGTTGCTGACCTGCTTGGGTGCACTGAGAAGAGTATCGGTACGTGCGTCGAGTTTGGAATATGCCTGGCCTACCGCAAGTTCGTTGTGACCATCATGGAGCCGGGTGAGGAGAATCCGCACAGTCATGGTTTCATCCGCGAGATCTCAAGCGTGATCGTACACACGCGCGAACAGGCCGTCAAGGTTGTCCTTGATGTTATCGGTGCCGCGGAGTTAGACGAGGAGGAAAAGGATGCTTGAGTTTCTAGCACCGTATGCCGACACTACGATTGCCTTCACTCAGCTGATCATCTCAGCCGCGGTGATCCCGACGATCTGGGCAGGGCGGAAGTTTCAGGGCGTACCTCTGACCTCCAGTCTGCTCCTGTCTCCAGGATTGTACATAATCGCCGTATGCCTGCAGTCTCAGGACCTACCGCAGGCGGCAGTAACGACTCTGTTCGGCGCAACGATGTGGGGCATCGTGGCCGTGCAGAGAGCTTGGCCGAGGGCAGGGAAGTGATCCACGATGGACGAACGATACGTGCAGGTGAGCACCCCCGAGCGCTCGCTTGCCAAGGGAGTGACTTAGGAGGTCAGCGGCCTCGTGACGGTTGCAGTGGTGGCGCTGCTTGTTACAGGTAACCTTCTGGCAGCCCTGGCCATCGGCGGCGTGGTATTTCCTGTTCGCGTGGGCATGTACTTCCTGCACGAGCGTCTGTGGAAACACTTCAAGTGGGGGCACCGTTATGTGGAGTGTGAATGATGCCTGAGTACAAGGGACTCTGGTTGCCAGATGATGAGACCCCGGGCGGGGTCAAGCTGGTGCGGCCCAAGCCGAAGGCCAAGACTATGGCTGACATCGAGCGGGCGACCGCTGGTAAGAAGTCTGAGCGGCCGAAGCCCAAGGCGATCAAGTTTCCCACGAACATTCCCCCGGGCTATGCGTTGCGCGTGGTTGCGGAGGCGCTCAAGTTTGTCCGCAGCGTTGACTGTCTCAAGTCGAACTCGGGCCGACACCGCTATGCGGGCTATCCGAAGGAGTCAGCTACGTGTGCGCACTGCGGGGTCAAGCGACCTGAGTACCGCACGTGTGACTTCTGTCGTGGGTTCGAACCGCTGGTCTGCATGTTCTGTGGTGGGTGCCGCGCCGACGTCAAGCCGGCCGATGCCAAGCAGTTCATCGAGGAGCTGCTGTGGAACATTGTGGGCCGACCGAAGAAGGCGGTTAAAAAGAAGCGTAAGCGGCGCGTCAAGCCCAAGCGGGTATAGTAGAACGTGACTGTGCTGCTTAACTTTTGGGTCCCGGGGAAGCCCGTGACGAAGGGCTCTTGGTCTGCCATCAAGTCAAAGACCACGGGCAATATCTTCTTCAAGGGACCAAAGCACCTCAAGGCGTGGCAACGAGCCGTGCATGATGAGGCCAAGCGACAGTGGGACGCTGAACCGTTGGCTGCGTGTGGATTCGATGTGACCGTCGTGTTCTTTCTGCCTAGACCCAAGACGGTCAAGCGACCACTGCCCTGGGGGCGGTATGACGGTGATGTCGATAAGTACCTGCGGGCAATTCTCGACGCGTTGACCGGGGTGCTGTATGTTGACGACGCGCAGGTGATTCGAGCGGTTCCGATGAAGCTCTACACCGATGCCAACCCGGGGGTCAAGGTCATCGTCAAACCCTTCGAGGAGATCAATGGACTCGACTTCGAACGATGAATATTGGAAGCCGAACAACTGGGACATCAGAGACGGCGATCAGGAGAAGCTAAAGCAGGTTCTGAAGAACGCCTTCGGTCTGACGTTCCCAGAGTGCGCGTGCTGTGACGGTCACATCTCACCATTTGATGCGTTGACCGAGGCGTACTTCGCGCAGTATCCCATCATTATCTGGCTCGCAACACGAGGGTCGGGCAAGACCGTAATGCTGGCTGCGCTCGCCAGTCTCGAGGCGCTGGCTGAGTATAACTGCACGGTCCTTGGTGGCTCGGGCGAGCAATCGCGCCGGGTGCACGAGTCGATGGCGGCGGCGTGGCGGCACGAGATCCAACCTGAGGATCCGACGCAACCGGTGATTACGGCGGAGACTTTCGTTGACGGTGACATCGGATCATGGCGGACCAAGATGCTGCGTGGTAACTGGATTCGAGCTCTGACAGCATCACAGCGGTCGGCTCGTGGTCCTCACCCTCACAGGCTGCGACTTGACGAGGTCGACGAGATGGACGAACGGATCATGGACGCCGCGATGGGCCAGACGTTGACAACCGATCCGACACGGCCGGCGCAGACGGTGCTGGCCTCAACGCACCAGCACGAGTCAGGTACGATGACCACACTTCTCAAGCGCGCGGTTGAGCGCGGTTGGCCGGTCCGTCGCTGGTGTTGGCGCGAGGTCGTGGAGCATGATGACAACCCCGGGAGCTGGCTACCGATGTCGGAGGTTGAGCGTAAGCGTACCGAGGTTTCTGACTCCATGTGGCGCGTTGAGTATGAGTTGGAGACGCCGGTCGAGGGCGGCTCGGTCTTCAATGAGTCGATGTTGCGTCATCTCTTTGCGGGTCGACGTCTTGAGGATCACATCAACGAATACTACGAACTGGAGAAGCCCAAGAAGGATGCGGATTATGTGACCGCTGCTGACTGGGCGCGGAAGCGAGACTTGACGGTCATTGTGACGATACGGCATGATTGCACACCGGCGCGGTTGGTCGCTATTGAGCGCCGGTACCGTGAGCCGTGGCCGCGATTGATCGGGCGGTTCAACACGAGACTTGAGCGCTACCCGGGCAAGGGAATTCATGATGCAACCGGTCTGGGTGACGTGGTGGCTCATTACATCGTGGGCAAGAAGGTCGAGGACTTCATTATCACCGGATCCAACAAGAACAAGATGTTCATCGACTACGAGACGGCGGTGGATAAGCAAGAGATTGTGCTACCGCGTATGGCATCGTTGATGTCTGTTCACCGGTATGTGCTCAAGGACGACCTCTATGGCAAGGGACATTCGCCGGACGAGCTGGTCGCTTTGGCGTTGGCTTGGCAGATCTGCTCGGGTCGCTATCACGTGAAGCGCGGCGCGATGCCGCACAAGATAATACGGGTTTGATTATGCGTGGGCGTCAGTTTTCTCAAAATGATCCTTGGTCTCAGGATGCTCGGGCGAGGTCCACGCGGTTTACTGGGCATAAGCATTCGGCTGAGACACGGCGACGGATGTCGCGGACGCACAAGGGCAAGCCACATCCGCATACGAGGCCAATGGGCATCAGGCCCAATGCGGCCTCGAGACTGAAGATGTCGATCTCTGCGGCTAGGAGAGTACTTCGCGGCTACTGCAAACAGTCGTCATTGGAATTGGCCCTATGTCAGTTACTCCAGATAGCCGGCTTCGACTTTCAGGAGCAGGTACGCTTCGGTCGCTATGTGGTCGATGCTTTCGTGTTGAGTCACGGGCTCGTGTTCGAGGCGGATGGTATGTATTGGCATCATCATCAAGATAAGGAACGCGAGGCTTATCGTGACGCGTATCTCGTGGACCGGGGCGTTGTCGCGGTGATTCACTTGACCGACGATGACCTTGGGCAAAAGGGATTGACATGATGCTACAGTTAGGATTCGGAGTTATCATGGCGGACCCGCCCTGGGCATTCAGGGATCGGGGAACGCCGAACCGGCGACTTAGTCGCTTCTATGACACCATGGCGTTGGATGAAATCTGTCAGCTGCCGGTCGAGCGCTTCGCGCTGCCGGACTGCGTGCTGTTGCTCTGGTGTCCGAGCGCGATGGTCAACGACGGGCTGCGTGTAATGGAAGCCTGGGGATTCAACTACAAGACGATGGCCGTGTGGGTCAAGCCGCGGATGGGCATGGGTCACTACTTCAGGTCGTCACACGAGCTGATTCTCCTGGGAACGCGCGGTCGGCCGGAGGTCAAGTTTCGTTCGCAACCGTCCTGGTTCTTCGCGCCCGTGCAGGACCACTCGCACAAGCCTGAAGAGCTGTATGACATCGCGGAGCGAATGTTCAACGGTCCCTATCTCGAGCTGTTCGCTAGGCGAGCGCGCCCGGGGTGGGCCGCATGGGGAGACCAGCTATGATATATCTGTCAGGAGTGCTCGAGGTTGAGCTGAAGGGCGGGAAGCACGTGCTCGCCGTGGCGGCCTGGATGCAGCGAGCGCCGGACGGGCGCGATACGCCGATGTTCCTGGGCTTTGACCCAGAGACCCATGAGCCGCACGAGTTCTCATTGCGAACGATCGCGAAGATCAACTCCGTCTTGGTGCGCTAATGTGTCAGCCTGGAGTGACATTTTGAGCAAGAGTCGACGGGGGCGTTGGATGACGACCCAGGACGGCCGCACCCGCCGCGAGGTGGTATTGGGGTTGCGCCGGGGTACGGGCGCCGTCTATGAGACTGCGGGGTTGGTTAGACAGGAGGTTGCGCGTGCTGTGCGGCGGGTTAATCGTCGATCTTCCCACTCGGCGATCCGTGTGATACAATGGGAAGTGAGATGGCGACGAAGCGGACCGCGACATCTGTATCTATATGTCGATATCGACGTTGATGGGCCGGCAGGTCTGATTGAGTTTCGACCGATATCGACCTACGTTGCGGTTAAGCAAGGTGAGGTAAGCTTCACCAATCCGATCGTCCGAGGTGACGCCGCGATCATGGTCTGGAACATCAGGACGATGTACAACATCAGGGCGAGCGCGAGACTGGAGTGGTAACGATGGCGAAGCAAGGTGAGGAAGAGGGCCGGACGCGATTGGCCAAGGCGATCTGGTTTGGTCCTACCGGGAAGGCTGCCACGTGGCCGGACGACGAGGTGCGGTCCAAGCAGCTGACCGAGGACCCGTTCGCGGGCGTGTCAGCCTACGGTACGCTCGTGCGCAAGCCACCTTACTCGATGGAACAGCTCGTGCTGTTGGCCGAATCACATCCAGTGCATGCGGCGGCGCTTGAACAGAAGGCATTGGATGTCATTGCTTCGGGTATTCAGCTTGAACCGACCGAAGACGACGCTAACGATGAGATCAAGGACGCGATCCTAGAATGGCTGGACGGGCTGGCTGCTGAGGCGACCCTCATCGAGATCCTCAACGCTATGTGGCTTGACTATGAGACGGTCGGCTGGGGAGTGCTCGAGCTCGGGCGCGATCCGAGTGGTGTCATCAAGAAGATGTGGCATGTGCCGGCGCACACCGTTCGCGCTCACCAGGACAATAAGCGTTTCGTACAGATGCGTCACGGCAAGGTCGTGTGGTTCAAGCGTTGGAACGCCATGCCGGAACAGATCCTAGCGAGTGACGGTCGACAGGCTTGGGAGAGCGTGGGCCACGACAAGTTGGCCAATGAGTTCCTCGTGTTCCGCAAGCCGTCTCGTCGAAGCACATGGTATGGCATTCCGACCTATATTGCTGCACTTGGACACATCACGCTGGCCATCGCGGCCCGGGATTTCAATATCAAGTTCTTCAGCAACGCCCGAGAGCCACGTCACATGATCGTGATCAGCGGCGTGAACGAGGAGAAGGTTGACGCCCTGCTGGAAGACTTGGAGGGGGAACTCAAGACACAGCACGGTGCAGGATCGGATCCTCACCGTAACTTGCTGCTAGCGCTGGGAGGCGATCAAGTCGAGGTGGTCATCAAGAGCATGGCGCTTCCGCAGAATGACTTGCATTTCACACGGCTGTTGGAGCTGACCGATCGCAACATTCTCATTGCGCATCGTATGCCGCCTGACCGGTTGGGTTTTGTGACGCGCGGTAGCCTGGGTGGCAGTGTCACGGCGGACATTATCTTTGCCTATAAGAACGGCGTGATCGCCCCCGGGCAGTCAGTGTTGGCCGACCGGTTGAACCGCTTCCTCGGTGTGGAATATCCGAAGGCACAGGGGACGGAAGCGGCACAGAAGCCGTCTTGGAAGATCACTCTCGAGGACATGGATCTCTCGGACGAGATGATGGACACCAAGGTTGTTGCGGAGCAGATCAAGATCAACCTCATGACACTGAACGAAGGACGTGAGCGGTTGGGCATGGAGTCGCGTGACGGGTTGGACATGACGCTACAGGAGTTCATGACCGAGCACGGCGCGAGCCCAGCGGTGATGGCTGCCGCGACGGCCGACAACCCACAGGGAATGGTGATGACCGAGGAGGTCATTCAGCGACTTGAGGCCGTGGACGAGCTGATGCGTATGCTACACGAGGAAGTAGAGGAGTCGGCACTTGGCGGTGAGACGCACGAGGACGAATAAGTTCAGGGGACAGCTGTTCGATCTGCACCAGCACCTTCAGTGGCTCTGGAAGGCCAGTCGAACGCCGCAGGCCAAGTGGTACCTCGAGTACCTAAAGCGGCGCAAGGTTGAGCGACAGATCACACGAGAGGCTGCGCGGTTTATGATACACATGGATGAGTCATTGCCGATGCGCGGACTGATCATCGCGTCGCGCAGGTTGTGGGCGCCGCACATCTTGGTCGACCCGACCGAGTTGGCAAAGCAGGACAAGCCGATTCTGCCCCCGGGTGCGATTCCAACCATCACGGCGCAGGTGAGTAAAGCGCTTGAGGATCTGGTTGCTGGCGCAATGGACATCTCGCCCGCGGAACTCATTGACACGCTGGCCGGCGCGGCGGAGACCGCGACATCGGCGGCGCTCGGTGGGCTGGGTCTGCCGAGTGAGATCGTGTGGGAGGACGCCGCAGCATCTTGGAAGCAACTGTTCCCTGAACTCGCGAAGCAAGTTGAGTCGATGCTCGCCGATGCGGCTGCTGAGCATGCGGTCAACGTGGCTGACCTTCTGGTCGAAGCGACGGATCCCCGCAGGCCCATGACGATCGCACAGGCGACGAAGGGAGTACAGTCTAGGTTGAAGGACATCACGAAGTGGAAGGCTTTGCAGATCGCACGAACCGAGACGGCCCGGTCCTACGGTATTACGGCGCAGACCGTCATGGAGCGCAACGGTATCAAGGCGCGTCGAGTACTAACTGCGGCCAAGTCACCGGTCGCGGCCATCTCACCCGTGTGTTCGTTTTGTCAAGACGCGGCGAGCATGGGTTGGACTGACGTGACCCGGGACTTCGGCGGTCACGGCATGCACCCACCGTTTCATCCTAACTGTCGATGCGATATCGGAGCCGACACTAGAGGCTGGCTTCCACCCATGGAACTCTTTCCACCGCAGGAGTGATATAATGTATTGGGTGATCACTATGGGCACACGAGCGCCCATTCGGCGTACTACGCGCGAGCCAAAGCGAACGGGCAATCCGTTCTATGTGGCGCCCGGTATTCCGACCCAGCCACAGAAGGTCCCTCAGCCAGTAAAGACGGAAGAGGAAAAGAAGGTGCCGGCGTGAGCGGCAAGACACGAGGAGAGCGTCGCGAGCGTCGGGAGCAGGGCCGACGTAAGATGCGCGTGACGGGCAAGTCATGCATCCTGCTACACCGACTTGCTCAGGAGCGCGCTGAACGCGTTGAGACGAAGGAGGCCGCGGTGAAGACCGGCGGTGACTGACGTGGCGGGAGTCAAGGAATAGATGCAGATCGCATATCGCGAATGGCGCGTTCGCATCGTGCCTGAGACGCGTCTACCGATTCTTCAGTCGGTGTTCATGTCCACGTTTTGGGATGGATCCGACTTGGCGGCTGACACGTCACCCGAGGATGACACGGGTCACGGGAACATGAGCAAGCTACACGGCATCCACGCCGTCGTCAGTGACTATCCGACACAGTACAAGCCGCCCACGTTTTTGAAGTCTCTGCGCACCACCGGCGGTTGGCCGTGGGTCATGCTCATGGCGATCGGTGCACTCGATGTCAGCGGCAAGGTGGTTGAACACGAGGACGGGGTGTTGCGCGCCGAGCGAGTGAGGATCCTGGCGCTTAGACTTGATGAGCGGATCTGGATCGAACCGAGCTGCGGCCACAAGGACTATGCCGCGTACAGTGGGATCCGCGACGACTGTTGGGTACTGCGGCGACAGTGCGGCGGACAGATTCGTTGTCGCAAGGACAATCCGGTTGATGAGTACATGGTCTTCGGTCCGACAGTGACCTTTGAATTTGCAACGACGGTGGTCGAGTTGGAACGTCAGCTGCTCGAGCGCTATGAGGTACCGCGACTTCCCGATGACAAGGGACCCTGGACACGGCGCGGTCCGATCCGTACTTCGATGTACGAGCTGGGTGAGTGATGGGGAAGTTAACAGACGTTACGGAGGAGAGCTAGGAGATGCCGTATCCAAACGAGCACTCAGCCAGGATGAACGACCCCGGTAAGTACAAGAGAGTCCGGCGGGTGAACGACAAGTTCGGTCCCGGCATCGACGCCATCTTCGGCGTGACCGAAGACGGTAAGGCTGAGGTTCTGTCCATCCGCTTTGACAAGACGAAGTTCACGGTCAAGGAAGCGAAGAAGTGGCTCGACGAGCATGACTATGAGCCCATCGAGTTCGAGCCGGCATCGGACGCTGACGAGGAGAAGACGGTCAAGGTCAAGGTCAAGCTAGTGGACGTCACGTCGGAGAAGCTCAAGAAGATCAGCGGCGGCGAGCTGTTCCTAGCGCACCGTGCGCTGCACGCGATGAAGCCGACAGAAGCGGTCGTAGCTGCGCACAAGGAGATCGTGACCGAGCTCAAGCGGCGCGGCATGAAGCACCTCACCCCGCTGAAGCTCAGCAACGTCAAGAAGCAACGTGACCTGGTACTCATACCCGATTACGTGTCAATCGTGGGCAGCGCGGTCAGTCGGAACTGGGAGGACGCGCGCGACTTCAACATCCTAGTGCGGGATGACATCGACCAGCCGAAGTATTGGGATGAGAGCGTGTTCACGCTGGTCAAGCACCTGCTCGACCCGGGAGATACCGGCAAGGGACTACACTTGTCATTCAATCCACAGGGTCCCCACGACGGTCCCTATGTCCCTGTCTTTGATCTGGTGCTGCGTGAGGCTGACAATGAGGCTCACCTGGTCAAGGCTGTTAGTCTGCGCTTTACGCTCATGGGTGTGGGTTCGACGAGGATGCTGCGCTATAAGCCGGCGGGCCTGCTGATTGAGCATGCCGGTAGGCGCATTATGCTCGACGGCGGCGAAGCAAATCCACCCAAGGGAAACCTCGACGCGTGGCTGGTGACGGACGACCACAGCGCGTCAATCGCGAAGATCCGCAAGCTGGCCGAGGACCGTGGAGTCGAGGCGATGGTCGGTGTCTTCTATGCCGACAGCACGACCATCGAGCCGCGACTGATACACGGTGCTGCGGGCGATGCCTGGGGTTACCTCATCACGACGGACGGACGCAAGGTCGCGTGGGCTCCGTCGTTCAAGGAGTTCCCGGGGTGGGCGGACGGCGCCGACCTCATGTTCGCGGAGGCTGCGAGCTGGGACATGGTGACGACGATCGCCGAGCAGGCCAAGGAGCGTGGAGTCAAGCGACTGGTCTTCGCACACATCGGACGGTCCACTCTTCGCGCGCTTGACAAGGGAGAGACAGCATCGTTTGGCGAGTTCGGTCGGGACGGTGACACGTTCTTGGTGCGCTCGGCAGCGATGGCCCGGGTAGGCCGACCGATGCAGAAGGGAACGGCCGAGCTTAAGGTCGCGGTACTCGAGGTCGCAAAGGTCGACGACGGTTACATCTACCTGTGCGGTCTGCGCGTGCCGGAGGGATCTGAGCTGGCCGCACTCGAGGAGCTCGACGGCAAGCCGGTCTTCCCGCTCGGCAAGACGATCGCGAGCAAGACTCAGCTAGCCGAAACGGGCGACACACTGACCGTTGAGATCATGGGACTGACGCTTCACCGGGACGGGACCGTCATCTGGAGCAAGCCGATTCCATTAGCGCTGGACAAGGACCACGATCCCCACACGCTCGAGCAGGCCATCGCACGGTGCCGACGCTTCGGTGTGTTGACGGAGACGTCCGAGAAGTTCAGCAAGGGCGTTGCTGATCTCGCCACTGGTTTTGTCGGGCGCGTGCTAAGTGACACCGAGATAAACTCTCTGTTCGCGCACCTGCCGGCCGATGTCGAGGAGCAGTCGTTCCTTGAGGTCAACCGGCTCGTGCGAATGTGGATCGACGATGTTCTGAACTCGGGCAAGCAGCCGGCGACCAAGGCCATGCCGCGGCGCGACAAGTGCATGAACTGCGTGGCCACGCCAACCGTTGAGGTCCTGTGGGCTGAGGGACGCGGACACGCCTGGTTCTGTGATGACTGTTACGCGGTCTGGAAGAAGGAGAACGGCGACGACGTCAACGCGGAGCAGCGGATCACGGACGGTGAGGCGAGCCAGGGTTGGCCGGCGCGGAAGGCTGCCAGCATCCTCGCCAAGATGATCCGGCGCGAAGGTGACAAGTGGGTGATCTACGACCGCACCGGTACGAAGAAGCTCGGGGAGTTCGATACCGAGGAAGAGGCCAAGGCGCATCTGCGAGAGATTGAACAGCAGGGTGGCAACGAAGAGCCTCGGGTGATGGCTAGCTGCGCGGGCGAGACGTGCGAGCTGTACACGAAGTTCATTAAGGCCGAGGATGAGAAGCACTATACGTTCGGCATCCTCTACAAGGCGACGGACGAGCAGCTCGAGGACCCTGACTTTGACGCGCACGGTGAGGCTGTCACGGGCGATGTGCTGCAGGATGCGCAGTGGCAGTACGTGCGTTCCAACGACCGGAACATCTATCTCCAGCACGGGCTGGTCACCGGCGGCATGAAGGTCATCGGCGAGTGGGTCGACATCGTGTCATGGCCGTTCGAGGTGACGATCAAGATGAAGCTGCCGGGCGGCAGCGCTAAGACGCACGTCATTCCGGCTAACAGCGTGTTCATGGGCGTCGTGTGGAACGAGCTCGGCTGGAAGCTGATCAAGGCGGGCAAGCTGCGTGGATACAGCATGGGTGGCGTGGCCCGGCGGAAGAAATTTCCCGAGTAACGACGTACTAAATGAAAATCCAAAGGTAGGGGCCCAGGTAGAGGGCAAAAAAACTAGCTTTGGGGAGAGAATTTTCTAAATGCAAAATCATTCTGGCTTGCGAGACTCCCCTTCCATGAAAGTGGCCTGTCGGTTCTTACATAGTCAAGTGCGGGTGGTTGTCTGGGGTGTCGAGAGGGCACTAAGAACACTTCACGGATAAACATTCGTTTGATTATGAGATACCGCGCGACTTGGGGTATAGTCAAAAGAAGGCAGATCTTAGTTCAAGGAGGGGCTTAGTGACATGCTGAAACGAATAATTATGGGAACGCTAGTGGCGGCAACTTTTGCCGTGCTGGCCGTGTTCGGCGGCGGCGGGGGTGAAGCCCTGCCGTAGCGCAGGACTCGCCGACCCTGGGCGTTATGGAACAGCTCCAGGAACTGCAGCAGACCTTTTTGGCCACCGTCACCGACAGCATCACCGTCCGCAGCCTCGACGTCGAGGACGGCTATGCATACGGCAGCCATCACGGGTTTGACGCCGAGACAGACTCCATTATGCTCGATCCCTTTACCGGCGCCGTGGCCATTTCCATGGAGTACCGAGCGTCCCAGAGCTCCGGCTTCCGCGTCTATCTAGACGGTAAGAGATTGCTCGACGTTGCCCCGCCAGTGGATGACGGGTTTAACGGCCGCCATCAGTGGTTCATTGTCAACCGTATTAATGTAGTCTTCGGCCTTGGTGAGCCTGTGGCGTACATAACCCGCGAGTGTCAGGACGAGTGGTATTGGGGCGTTTCCTACCACGCACGAGAGGGCTACCCAGCCTGTCCACCTGCTGGGGACCCGTGCGGCTGGCAGAGCGTCGGGCCTGACGTCTTCGGCCTCGAGCTGTACGGCTGCAATTCCGTCGAGAAGCAGTGCACCATTGATCCTGTGACCAATGAGGAGCACTGTCCGCTGGTGTGCGTCGAGCCCGGGTGGACATCGGACATCATCCCCGACGACCCGAACCTGTACCACCTTCGCTAGAATTTGACGCCTAAACGGGCGCCATACGGAAGACCTTGAAGGTCGCTTCGCTTGATCGCGGGCGGCCTTCTTGATTTATGTGTCAGCATGCCTACAAAATCTCTTCAAAAATACTTCAACAAAGCCTTTACAAGCCCTTGTGTAAATGGTATATTGAATATGGAGGGATTGAAGAGATGAAAGAGACAACCAGGTTCAACAAGGGCAAGAACGCAGGAACTATTAAGTGCCGAGGCTGCGGCAAGGGAACGTGGAAGGAATATGAATACACGCAGTGTGGACTCTGCAACACCTGCTTCGATGAGGCTGAGCTGGAGAATGAGCACCTTGACCAGGGTCACGAGGAGCCAGTGGCGGGATGCCCACTGTGCGAGGACAACAAGAGGCTGAACGAGCAGGTGGCCGGCTTCGAGGAGAAGTCTTGGACAGACATGACTCCGGGCGAGAAGAATGCCCACGCTGCTGGAATTTATACTGGGCAAAGAGGATTTGGTCCGGCAGAGGATGACAATGAGGAAGAGGTCAAGTAGAGATGAAGTGGGAAGTGAACAGAATGCGGATAGCGTGCCAGATCAAGAGGTTGTTCGACGAGGGCTTCTCTCGCAAGGACATCATCGAGGCCCACAAGGAAGGCATCCTCGCAGAGCTGGCCGAGAGCTAGGAGGAGCTGAGATGAAGAACGAGACAATCAGCAGCAAGCAGGCGGAGGCAAAGATCGTAGAGATCATCCGTGCGGCAGGCTACCTTTTAGAAGCATTGTGTACGGAGGAGGATGACTTCTCCTTCGGGTTTCCTTCCATAGAGATCGGGTCTGGTACCTGGGCGGATGAGGTGAACGTGGACATAAGCCGCCAGCGGACAGGGCGCTCCAACGTGAACGACGAGAAGACAGTCACCTACAGCGTGAAGATTAACTGGAGCAGCACCCGGCGCACCCTTGCGATGGCGCTGACAGCCCTCAACAACTACAAGAAGGCCATCGCCCTGGCGGCCAACCTTGAGGCCCTGATCAATGGGTTCCCTACAGTCGTCGAGGAGGCCAAGTAGAGATGCGGGGACAGCACGGACACGAGCCGCGGCGCGGGCTACGAATCGGCAAGAAGGACCACTACAGGCGTACGCCCAAACGTGGCCGCGGCCAACTCCATGCGAAGAAGGAGGTCAAGGCATGAAGTACGACTACCAGTGGGGGCATGGACGGTGTCTCATAGTCAAGGGTTATTGCACCAAGGCGGAACTCAAGTTGGCCGCGCAGTGCGTGACCCGGGCACTGGTCCTGCTCGAGACAGTGGACGGACAGGATCCCGAAGACGGGGTCTACGAGGCGATCCCGCTCGACGGTCGCTATCGCGCGATCGTGTCGGTCCACAATGGCTGCGTCTGGAGCGTGAGATGAAGCTAGTCATGCACCCGGAGCTTGAGAGTCTCAAGCACGAGTTCTCCTTGATCGCCAGTGACGTGCTCGCCGCGGCTCGGTTGCGCCGGGCTACACGAGGTCGGACAGCGCTCGTGACCCGGTACGGACGACTCAGCAAGGGCGGCGCGCGTTGTCCCTACAAGGTGTGCGGTCAGCGCGTGTTGGCAGATGCCAAGGTCGTCTACAATGAGTCACGGCGCACCTATTCCTCATACCGCCGCCAACGCTGTACGTTCATCATCAACGGCTTGACTCCGCTGCAGGTCTGGGCACTCACCCTAGCGCATGAGGCTGCCCACGTCGTGCAATCCGCCAAGTGGCGGGCGGTCCTGCGTGCTGGAAAGTTTACTGGCAAATGGTCTCGGCAGTTCAGCGAGGTCGAAGCTGACCGGGCAGCACTCAGGGCGGCGACCAAGCTTGGCTGGGGAGATATCATAATTCACAGAGGAGGTCTGAAGTCATGAAGGTCACCAACGACATGATCGACAAGGTCACGGAGGTCTGTTTCGACGTGGCCCGCCAAACCGACACGTACTACGAGGACGCACTGCGGGCGTTCCTGCGGGACTACCTCTTCGTACCGGCGTTCTCGTTGTTGGACTCGGCGGTACGGCTGGCCAAGGAGATCCGGACACAGGACGAGTGGCGGGACGCCTACCGGCGGTATTGCCTTACCGTCTATGGCGAGGAAGTGGGAGAGGATTAAGATGGAATACACCTACGGCTTTCCCACCATGGTCGACATCATACCGGCGACGGAGCCACCCGAGGGAGATGGGTTCTGGATCAAGCATTACGAGATCACGGACGAGGAGGTCCAGAGGCAACGGTATCGACTTGATTGGACGATGCGCGGTCTAGAGCCTGGGCTCTATTGCGTTCTCAGTGAACGCCGGAACACGCGTGATCATCCGTGGATGTCCGATACCTGGTTGGAGCGGTACACCAACGTGGCGGCGCTCGAGGCTTCACGTGGTGACGTTCTGATCCTCGGGCTCGGCATCGGTCTGCTCCCGGTCGCCTGTTGTCGCAAGGAGGAGGTCTCCTCGGTGACGGTCGTGGAGATCGAGCCACAGGTTATCGCCCTCGTTGAGCCGCATATCAGCCATCCCAAGCTGCGGGTCATTCAGGGAGATGCCTTCGCACCGCCGTTCAGGGGCAAGGTGTTTGACACCGTCTATGTCGACATCTGGCGGGACATCTGTTCCGACAACTGGGAGCCGATGAAGGGGCTCCTGCGGCAGTACCGCAAGTTGGCTTGTCCGGGAGCGTATGTTTCTGCCTGGATGAAGGATTATGTTCAGTCAGCGGCGCGGGAGAACGCGCGGAGGTGGTACTGACATGAGGATCGAGAACGGTAGGGTCATCTATGAGACGGAGCCCTGCGTCTGGTGTCATGGTGACAAGACGGTCAAGGACATCGGACCGTGCCCCCGGGATGGTAAGAACCAGCACGGTCAGCCTTGCCCCTACTGCGGGCGAACACGGAAACCACACGTGATCTACGACAGCGGGAGGGTTCTCCCTTGCCGCCACTGTAACGCCCGTGGATTCACGCCTGAGACCCGCTATTCATGGGTTAGCGAGGAACTCTGGCAAAGCCTCGTGTTCTGCGTGTACCGCAGTCAGCGAGCGCAGACCCTGAACGAGCGGCTCTACGGCTTCGGCTGTTGCTGGACCACCACGGACTACGGGACGTACCAGAAGCTGACCGACGCCGAACTCATCGAGAAGGTGCGGACCAATGTTTCCCGACCTCAGGCCTGCCACGTGGTTGATGAGACCGACCGGTTGCCGAATCACATCGGTATCATCTGCAACCGAGAGGGTTATGTGGTCAAGGCGGTCCATCTACGGACTTCAGTGGGAACACGAAAGTCGGCCACCGGACCAAGTGCAAGACCAAGCGAGTCTTGGCCCTTCCCAAGAATGGCGCTCCACCAGACGGGGTCCAGAGGAAAGAGGGAGCGACGAAGATGACGAAGATCGAGGCAACACTGTTCCGGCTCAGGCAGGTCATTCAGTATGATGTGCGGGGCCTGACAAGGAAGTCCTAATGCAAATAGCCAGTCGACCCAACAGCCGAGCCACGAGGAATGTGGTCTACCTTATCCACTTCGACACGCCTTACAAGCACGCACGCCACTACCTGGGCAGCACCACGAATCTCAAGGTCCGGCTCGAGCAGCACGCCCGGGGTAGCGGAGCCCGGCTGATGAAGGTCATCACCGAGGCGGGAATCACTTGGCGGCTGGCTCGCGTGTGGAAGTTCGACAGCATTTGGGAAGCGCGGAAGTTCGAGAGTCACATGAAGCGACACGGTAGGGGACGGGCGCGATGGTGCCCGATCTGCAAAGCAGAGAAGGAGGCATAGGTCATGCTACTAGAGGATCTGATGGACATCGTTGAGAACCACAACAGCTTGGGCTGGAGCGTGCAGGAGCAGCTTCAGTCAGTGTTTGCGGCTTGGTCACACGACTGTCTGGATGAGGTGATCGAGGAGCAGAACACGAACGCGCTTCGGATGATCCGCGATTGGCTCAGGAGCGCGAACCGCAGTCTCGAGGGCGACAGCGCCGATGAAATCGCCGGCGCCATCGACCGCTTCCTGGACGGTTTGAGCGGCGAGGGGGAGGGCGAGGAGGAATAGCCATGGGATTTGACCCGCTTGACCACACGACCTGGTACGACGACCCTGAGGACTTCACGATTCCGCCACACAAGGATGCGCACTTGTCGCGCCAATTGTCTGATATCGACCCGGGCGTGCAGCGTGAAGCACTCAAGCAATTGCGGCGTGCGCAGGGTAACACCGGCATGGAACAGGTAGTGCAGGGTCAGGAGGCTCTGAGTGACGCTCTGCGGGCGCTCGACGATGCTGAGGCTGCCCTGCGCTTGACTGATGAGGAGATCACCGAGGAGCTGCACCGACGGGACCCGGTCTGGTGGGCCGCGATCCAAGAAGCGCGTCGGACGATGCGCAAGTACATGGACGAGGAGGGTAAGCATGTTTAGTGTGCTGAAGGAACAGCTCGAGGAGCGGCTGGCCAATCTAGAGGATCGGCTCGAGAACGACTATCACTCGTTCGGGGATGCCGAAGAGGTGGCGCACGAGCGTGGTAAGGTGAGAGGATACAAAGAGGTACTCGAGCTGATCGCGAAGTTGAACGTGTGCGACCGTCACGAGTGTGACTACTATAAGCACTACCTGGCCTATGGGCCGCCCGAGTTGTCGCACGACGAGTATCACGCGGCGTCGGCGAAGTGCGCGCATTGGCAGACGAAGGCGCTGACATGGTACGACGAGCACGAGACCGGTCCCGTGCCCACGCATATTGAGCAACAGTGCCGGTTCTGGGAAGCGAAGGTTAGGGCCTGATGGGTTGGAGCAACACGTGTCAATGGTGTGGTGACGGAAAGAAGCCCGTGACCCGGGTGTGCGGTCAGTGCTGGCATGTCTTCTGTGAGGGTTGTTGGCATCCGCGGCTGGGTTGTCCGCGCTGCTATGCGCGACGGATGAATATCTGTCAGCAGGCCGCAAAGGCAGCCAATGCAATCGGCGAGGAGCTGCGGGCGAGAGGTATAGTTAGGTAGGAGGTGTCACGATGGCAGCAATAGAGCCAGGATGGTACGCTCGGAGGATTAGTCCGACCAGTGACGAATCCATGCGGTACCTGAACTCGTGCACGGTCGTTCCCTGTCACGAGCTTGACGGACGGGTGGTAAACGTGCCGATGGCCGAGCTCGATGACTACCTGGCGAAGCGCAAGATCGAGCGCAAGGCCGAGCGGCGGCGCACGCGAAAGGAGACAGACGATGGGACCGATTGAGTTCAATGAGGGACACCGGTTCCGCAACCGGTTTGGTGAGTATGTTGTCAAGCAGCGGCTCCCGGGCGAGAAGTTCCTGGCCAAGTACCTGAGCGGTGACAAGACGGGTGAGACCCAGGTCCTTACCGAGTCAGTGCAGCGGCAGATCATTGAGAACCGTTTGCCAGTGCCGGCAGTCCCGTGGCGGCCTAAGGTAAGCGCGATGCTGCGGCGGCAGGCCAAGGAGCGTGTGCGCTCCAACAAGTATGCCCTGGACTCGGAGCTGGTTCAGACCATGGGATTCTTGGCAGTACGCGGTATGCTCTCTGCTGAGGTGCCTACCACTTATGAGGAGGACTTCCGCGACCGGTATCAAGAGACTGCGGTCACGCGCCTACCACAGGTTCACGAGGGGCTCTACATCGAGGATGTCTCTGACGACCCTGACCGCAAGTGGTACGTCTCACTGCGCCTGCGTTTCATGGTGAGCGAGGATGAGCTGCGGTCATTGTACTTCGCGGACGTCCGACCTGTGGTGGACACGGCGACTGAGGGCGCGCACTATGTCAACAGCAATGCGCTGCTCTGGCTCTTCATCGAGTACGGGTTCGTGTTGGGTCGGCGGCAATTCCCCGACCGCATTGTCAAGCGTCTGCCCAGTAAGTATCACCAGGCGTTCACAGAGGGCGTGGCGTTGGCCGGCTAGGGTATAGTCTAACACGGGAGGTGTGTTCAATGGCAGTCCTATTCAAGGTGACGCAAGAGGTCAAGGGCACGGACGAGGCCCATCTCTATGACGTGTTTGCGGTGCACTATGGTGGACCGTTCCGCGCCGAGTTTCTCGTCTGGGACTTTGAGCTCGAGAAGTTCAAGTGGATCGAATCCCGGACGTGCAAGCTGGCCAAGTAGGGGCACGAGATGCATGAGTGCTTGAGTCCCAAGGAGATGGCGACCACGGCGCAGCAAGCGATCAGACGATCGAAGCTCGGGCGTGGCCATCGCTTTCCGATGACACGTGAGGACGGCGAGGTCATCCTCAACAAGGGGGAGTACGTCGCGCGTATGGGGTTTGGTGTTATGCTACGCGAGATGGAACGCGGTCATTTACGCGAGTGCATGCAGCACCCGGGTAGGTACACGCTTGAGATGTAGGTAGCGCCATGATACTTAAGATCATCGTTGCGCTGATTGTCTGGGTCACCAGTATGTTTGCTACCGGGCCCATGGCAATTCCGACAAGTGGTCCTACACCTACATCTGTTATAATGGAAGAGGATGCCGGCGTAGCTCAATTGGCAGAGCAGCGGACTCTTAATCCGAAGATTGGAGGTTCGATTCCTCTCGCCGGTACCATTCGTACCTTCTACGTGTCCTTCTACTCCTGGGAGGAAGGTTCGGGTGGACGAGGCATCACCAAGTGGGGTTACGATGTCGGTCCGGGCATGGCGGCCTGTGATCCTGCGTACCGTGAATACATACTAGAGTTGGCCGGCGTGCGGTACCTCTGTGGCGACACGGGAGGAAAGGTACACGGTGATCACATCGATGTCTGGGTCGAGTTTGACGCGGAGGGCTGGGAGCTCTTGACTAGACTCGGTAACTGGGCACCGGTGACATTCATCGGGAGGGCACAGTGATACCGCTCTGGATCAAGGGTTGCATCTTTTGGGTAGCACTCGACGTGTTGATTGTCTTAGACAAGTTGTTCTGTTGAGGGGAGGCGAGAAAATGTTAGACAACATCTTTATCCAACTCGCCATGGGCGCCGCGGCCTTGATCACGTTTCTGGGTTCGCTGAGTTTGCTGGGCGCGGTGAACCAGTACATCATGGCCAAGGCTAACAAGATCAAGGCGGAAACAGCTTTCCTTGTGGCGACGGCCAAGAAGATTCGCCCGGGTAAGAATGGAGGCACCAATGTTTGAGCCTCCGGAGCTACATGACTTTTCAGCTGACATCATAGTTCACGAAGAGCAGGTCTCGGTGAAGACCGGGCCTGTGACAGCCTATCGGGTGTTCTGTCCTCAGTGTAGGATTAGCATCCTGTCGATCACGAGCGTGGCTTACGCGCTGGCTTCATTGAAGGACCACCTGCGGATCTCGCACAAGCTTACTGCTACTCTGAAACAGTGCGAGGCTGCCCCCATAGCATAGCCCATTTGAGCTACCGCCACACCTCCGAAGAGTCCTTCCGGCTGACCCCCGGGAGGGCTTTTCTTTTGCCTGCCTAGTTTTTGTCCATTATGCGTTCATGTGTAGTATAATGGTACCGAGATGGCAGACAGCGACGATCGTAAGCTCATCGTTGACATGCGCTGGGATGAAACGTCCGGCGTGGATCATCCTGCCAATGAAGAGGAGGGCTGGATTGTAATGAAGTCCGCTGATGTGGACGTCCAGGACCTCGAGGATCTGATCAAGGCCGAAGAGGAGTTCGCCAAGGCGTTTAACACGCTGATGGGCACACTCGAGGCTACCGACCTATCCGGCGCGCCGGCTGAGGTTCAGGCTGCGGCCGGTACCCTGTCAAAGTGGCTTAAGGAAGTTGATCATGGTTTCGGCTATGCTCAGCAGTCCGATGGCGATGTTGGAAAGGGTGCCGAGTATCCTAAGCCGAGGGTCGGAGCCCTACAGGCTCTCTGGCAGGCGGTTCGAGGACGTGTTCTCGGACAGCAGCAGGAGGCGGAAGCCGAGGCGGCCTTCAAGAAGGCGATCGAGGTCGAGTGGCCTACGTTCTGCGAGGACGTGGCAGCCATTATCCACTCCGATGGGAGTGTAGAGGAGCGGACCACCAAGGTTCGCGAGCGCGTGACCCAGCTCAAGGAGAGCGTGACGACCGCGCTCAACGACAAGAAGGAGGACGAGTAGACGATGGACATGGACAAGCTCTTCGACGGCCTAGGCGACCAGCTCGCCGGCGCCATCGCGAAGTCCGAGGAGGCCACGGGTAACAAGGCCGACGACGACAAGGATGACGACGACAAGGGCGATAAGCCCAACCCGGTCGACGAGGTCAAGAAGTCCGTTGACAGCCTGAACGAGGCAGTCGCGGCCATCGCCAAGGTGCTTGCTCCCGGCCGTGAGGCTAAGGACGAGGACAAGGGCGAGGAGCCCGGCACGATCGTGAAGGCGATTAAGGAGCTCAGCGAGGAGCACAAGGTGACTCGCGAGGCTCTAGAGAAGGCACTCGAGCGCGTCGAGGCCCTGGAAAAGGGCACGGTCGTGAAGAAGAGTGCGGGCGGCGACGACGGTGACAAGGGCGATGACAAGGGTGATGACGACACCAACCTCGAGAAGAACACGGGTGGCGACAAGGACCTTGCTCAGATCGGTAACGCCATGAGGCGTATCGCCAAGCATCCCGGCGAGGCCGTAACCCTGACCTAAGGGTTAGGCACCAAACGACAAGAAGGAGGACAATTAGAGATGGCTCTCAACAACGAAGAGCTGCTGCGCAAGGCAACGCTGAGTCTTGACGACTTTGGCGGCGGAGGCGAGGCACCGCTCAGCATTGAGCAGGTCGCTAAGTTCTACCGCGTGGCCATCGACGCTCAGGCGATGCTGCCGGACGTACGCACGGTCATGAGCAACTCCAACAAGTGGCAGGAGTCCAAGCTTGACTTCGGCAGTCGCATCATGCGTGCCGGTGTCGAGGGTGTGCGCCTGGTGGATGCCTACGACGCAACCACGGCAGGCACCGGCCGCGCCAAGCCGACTACGGGCATCATCGAGATCAGCACTTCGCTGATTCGCGGTGAGGTTCCGATCACCGACGAGGTCCTCGAGGACCAGGTCGAGCGAGCCGGCTTCAGTGACACGCTCACCACTCTGATCGCAGAGCGTGTGGGACGCGACATCGAGGAGCTGTTGATCAACGGCGATACGGCAGTCGTGGGTACCGATGCGTACCTAGGTCTGTTGGATGGCTGGTTTGAGGTTGCCAAGGACGGTACGGGCGCCAATGACTACGACGCCACCGCCGACGCCCAGGACTACCAGGCAATCTTCAGCACCTTGCTCGCGAGCCTGGCTGACCGCTTCAAGAAGGACAAGGCCAACATGCGGTTCTACGTGCCGGCCCGACTCGAGGAGAAGTATCGGGACAACCTGACGGCTCGGGGCACCCCACTGGGTGACCAGATGCTGGAGGGCGAGCGACCCCTGAAGTATCAGGGTGTTCTCATCAAGCCCGTTTCGATCCTCGACATCGCGGCAGGTGCGCCGGATACCAGCGAGATCCTACTGAGTCACCGACTCAACCTGCTGGCCGGATACCGCCGAATGGTCAAGTTCGAGACCTACCGCGACCCGCGCGAGGGCGTGACGAGCTTCATCGTGACCTGCCGTGTGGACGCAGAGATCGAGCACATTCCAGCGACCGCGCTGGCCTACTCGGTCAACGTCGAGCCCTGACCAGTAGCACACTAACAATCGAAGATGAATGACCGAAGACGGGCCCAACAGTCTGAGGTGATGCGCCGGTTGAACGCGGATCCTGGGTTTCGACGCAGGGTTGACGCGGGCCGGTTCAAGCGGCGGTTTCCGCCGGAGACGCGGGCCAAGATAGCGGCCTCGGTTGCAGAAGCATGCAGGCGCGGCGACTATCGTAACC